GATTTATTGAACGAACTTAAGGAAGTCAAGGCGGAACTTGCAGAACTCAAAGGAGAAAAGCCCAAGAAGCCGACAATTCATGAAACCAAATACCCACACATGAGTATAATAAGCCAAAATTGAAAAATATAATTTTATCATACACGAAGGCATCCTACTTATTACAAGCGGGATGCCTTTTGTATTACTAACATAAAAATAATAGGAATATGAGTAAAAATATATCACAGTGATAAATATTAAAGTAAAGCTTGAATAAATCAATATAATTTTCTATTTTTGCAGTAGTTATATTCTATTTTTATGGAAGAATACAAATTCTATATGATACGTTACGGCGAGTCGGAGGCCGTTTGGAAAGACTTGGAAACAGATTTTCCCGGTTTGAGGTACAAAGAATGTACCGGACTTAATTCTTATGGAGAGCCTACCAATATGTACTCAGAGGATTTTGCCGAGACAAGCAAGGCGGAGGTGTATGTTTCCAGCACGCCGGCACACAAGCAGACAACGATAAAGCTGACATTGATATTCTTGGAGGATGATACCAAAGATGATAAGTCTTACCGTGACTTTATGGCTTTCATTACTGGCTCTAAGATTGCCTACCGTGATACAGCGAGGAAGAGAAAGGTTCTGATGTTCCTTTCAGGAGCCACGGAGCCTAAAAGCGATACCCTTTACGGACAGAAATACAAGGAAGTGACGTATACGTTCAAGAACGTGTACGGACATTCCTTCGGATATGACGAAACTTTTCCTAACGAATAACAATTAAATTCTATATTGCTATGTTTTTAGAAACAGAAACCTTATCGGAAGCATTATCATTTGCGAGATGCAAGGAGTTGCCTAAGAAGTTTAATCCCGAACTGGGGCTTACTTGGATATTGGCTATCGCCCTTATCAAGAAGAAGAACCTTATGAATGCCTATGCCATTGTTGAACAAAGGGCAGACGGTCTTATCCAGTACAAGAAGACATTCGGGCGGCTTTCTCCCATTGATGGTCTTATCTCCATCCATCCGTATATGTATGTGGATGAAGAAGCGTTGGGAATGGCTATGAAGGCTAACAGACGGACTATCGCCATGCACTATGCTGATGCAGCGGACGACATCATTGATTCGGACGATGAGAAGTTCAAGGTGTACCAGTTGCAGTACGCCATGGATATGCAGAAGCTGAACATGAACCAGGAGAAGCCGAGATTTGGGAAATCTGTTGTGGATGAAGCGGAGGAAAAGGTTAATCCGGTTGTTGAGGAAGTGTTGAAGGAGAATGAGGTGGTGGCGACAATTGAGGACGAAGGAGAGTGTGTTATCGAGGTAGAGGACGCTAAGACTGCGTTCAGACCGAAAAGGGGTAGAAAGGCTAAGACGGAGGAATAGGTATGGAACTACAAAATAAAGGGATTCATTTTATTTACACAGACACTAAAAGGGTAAATGTGTTTAATGCGATAAAGAAACTGCTAAAAAATGGCTATATCATAAGTTATGATACATCCAACATTTCAGAGATTCAATTAATCAATCGTATGTTGTGTTATGATTGTGGCATAGACTTTAACCGTATAAAGCAAGGCAATATTTCAGAAGATGAGTTAAACTTGATAAGTAATGCGGCTCAAAGGATTGCAGGTTATGACTTTTGGCTGAATGAACGTAATCTAACTGACGATATAGATTCGTTTATTTTTGATTATATAAACGAATCAAAGGTTTCTTATGATGATGCCCCAGATAAGTGGATTTGTTTTTTGGATTGCAACTTAAATCCGAAAAGTGTTATTGATTCATACAATAACTTTTGCGATATAAAAACACCAATAGTGGTAGTTCACGATTTATCAATTAACAATTAAAGCTATGACAAAGAATAAGAGACAACAAGGATTTGAGTTCATCATCAAAGAAAGTGATGTGCTGGAAAGGGAGAACTTCGGTTCGTTCGAGATTGTGGTGTTTAAGCAAGGAATCTGCTTTAAAAACTATACAGGTTACAAGGTATTCACTACCCCATATTCCGTAGGATTGGACGGTGTGGCGCATGAAACATCTCTCTATGCGTGGTTGAAGTATATGGTGGACTTCAAGAAATCCATCAAAGGCAAGGAGAATGAAATGTTCGGGGAAACTACTTCCACCAATAAGGAGTTCTTGGACGGTATGAAGGTGCTTACCGAAGCGAACCTTATCAAGCCTATGGCTGTGTTCACAGATATTAATGAGGCGCAGAAAGAGGCTGAAAACTACATGAAGTGGATGGAAGGACAGATGAAGGATTTGGATGAGGCTATGAACACTACGCCGCCCGAAGAAGATTTAAAGGCGAATGCTGAATTTGAGCAGAAGGTTATCATGGCAGAAGAGGCTAAGGAGGTATTCGATGGAAGTGTTGAAGCCGAGGAAGGACAGGTATAGTCCTGACAATGTATATCACATCTATATAAAGATGGAACGGCATCCTGGTGTGAAATGGGTGTCATTCAAGGACAAGCAGACCGGAGAAGTGACAAAGGGGCTTTTTATTCCCGATGTAGAAACAGGATGCATTAAGGTGAGAAACGGTAATATGTTTCTTAGCTTTAAGGCGATACCCGTAAAAGGATGCACCAATACCCATGTGATAATACCGAATGTTTCAAAAGGTGTAGATTGTAATATGGGTAAATGTGGGAAAAAGGAAGTGGATTTTAGAAAGGCTACTATTGGCAATATGTATGTTATGGGTGAAATTCTTAATGAAGACCAAAAGAAAATAATAGAAAAGTATGTCAGAAGGAGAAAATTGCTTAAAATCGGACGTTATAAGAAAGATTGAGCGTATTGTTTGCGATTGCGTAAATAAAGCATTTTGCAATGACAAATATGTTCCTGTCTCTCCTTTGTCTTTATACGAAGGGAGGACAAATATACCGTTCGTAAAGAGAATGGCAAGACCTGCCGTATTTGTGATTGCGCATGACCGATTCGGGGTGCCATACAGCGCATTGGAAAGACATTCTCATATTCATGCACGTAACATTATACGGTCTGTCAGAATGTATAAGGACATTCCTTGTTCAGATAGTGACGTGAAGAGGATTAATGAACTTATTGAGGTCGAACTAAAAAAATTTCCGATTGTATGAATGATTTGCTTTCTTTTAAACGTAATGCCATGATGCTCGGATTGTGCACGTCATACAAAAACAAGTGGGATGAAGCTACGAGCAAAGAGGCGTTGATGGAGATTGCCACTGACGCAAAAGGCATGGATATGATTGCTGATAGCATATCTAACGGCTGGGGGCTGTCATCATCTTATATCGCAAAGAACTTTTCCGATTACATAAACGGGAAGTGGCAGAGAAACAAGGATGGTTACACATCCGAGATGTATGTTTCCCACAGAGGGAATGTTGATATACACTCCACGCTTACATTGTTTGTTGATTGCGAGTGTGATGTTGTTGTCGGCAAAGGAATTGTGTGTGAGATTTACCTGAGCGGAAAATCGAAAGTACGCGTCATGTGTGAAGGTCACTGTTGCGTTATACGCTATGGGAAAGACTGTAGTTTCACGACTGAAGGTAATGGTGTGGTACATGAGAAGTATGTGGATAACTCTGAACCGCATATCAATCATGATTATAAGTAGGTTTAAGTCTATGAATTGTATAACTAAGTCCGAATGGGCTAAAAATTGATTATTATGGATAATTGTTATGTTAAACAACCGGTTAAGGTGATTGGCTATATTGTGCATGAGCCGACAAGGTCAAGTATTCCCGTTTATGATAAAATAGGATTGTTCAGAAGGCTTATGATTAAGGTTTGTTTCGGACTTAAATATAAGAAAATATGAAAGAAACAGAATATTGTATTGGTGATTTTCTGTATGGAATCCCATCAAGTAAAGAATCGGAAATGTACAATCCGATAGATAAAAGATTTCCATTTATAACGGATGCGTGACTGGTGACGGTTATGGTATTCTTATAGGTTGGAATGACGGGGAAATTAAAAAGAGTACAGGGTTTAGAAATTTCATGTGGGGAGGTGATGTGCGAAAAGCAACCAAACAAGAAAAACATGATTTTATGGCGAAATTAATGAATCAAGAAACAATTAAACCATATTAATTGATATGAAAAAGTACATTGGAACAAAACAGATTGAAGCCGAGCCTATGACAATGGGCGAAGCGTATGAGAAAGGCTTGCTGCAAGCAGGTAGAGAGCCTAACGAAAGCGAGAAAGGAAATGCTGGTTATCATGTGAAGTATCAAGACGGTTACGAAAGCTGGTCGCCAGCAAAACCGTTTGAAGAAGCATATAAGTGTGCAGATTCATTTCTTGACCGATTGGTAATTGAACAGAAGGATTTGGCAGCAAAGTTGGAGAAGCTCTGTCTGTTCGTTGAATCTCCAAAATTTGAGGAATCGGTTAAAGATGAAAATCAAAGAAGATTGCTTTTAGCTCAACGTGAGTATATGGGCGAGTATTTGAATATCATTAATCAACGTGTAAAACTTCTGAAAGAATAGCCTATCTGCCACGTGTAGAAAAAGTAACGGGTGCGTTGGTTAATGCTGGCGCACCTTGCTTAAAAATCAGATTATGAAAACAACAGACTTAAAAATAGGCAACTATGTTCATATCAAATTCCGCTCCCAACAAGAAGAAAGGCTTTCCATCCCCATGCAGATAGTCGGAATATTTTCAAGCATCAATGGGGCAAGCCCGAATGATACCGTTTACCTTGACTTTGAAGGGAACGAAGGTGATATATGGGAAGAAGAAGTACAAAATTTAGTATTCGCTAAAACGGAGCTTAAAAAACAATGAATTATATAGAAGAAGAGCAAATACAAGCCGACATAGAACGGTTTGAGCAAATAGGTAGCGATATTCCCGATGATGGGGATATGGTCGAGCAAATACCGTTGTTCAGCTCTTCCGATATGCAGTCAGTCATTGAGGATGGAAAGAAGAAACCGCCTATTCATAGGTTGTGGGGCGATTTTTGGTGGGAAAACGAGCTTGTTTTCCTATTTGCCGATAGCGGAATAGGTAAGTCCATTCTTGCCACGCAGATAGCCTACGAGATAGCTAAAGGGGAAAGCGAATGTGCGGATGTTGAGGTAAGTCCTCAAAAGGTATTGTACTTTGATTTTGAGCTTTCTGACAGACAACTTGCAAGGCGTTATAAGAACGCTGATTTCCCGAAGTCGCTTATCCGATGCACAATATCGGAAGAAGTGGATAGCGAGGATTTTAGCATGAACGTGATTGACGGCATAAAAGACAAGCTGATTGATACAGGTGCAAAGGTTATGATACTTGATAATCTTTCCTATCTTTCTACGCAGACAGCAGAAGCGGAGTATGCTGGAGTTATTATGGACGGTCTTACAAGATTGAAGCGTGAGCTGAAAATCAGTATCATGGTAATAGCGCATACGCCTAAGATTGAGGAATGGAAGCCCTTGTCTAAGACGAACATGGCCGGGAGTAAGCTTCTTTCCAACTTTGCGGACGGGGTATTTGCCATTGGCCGCACAAGGGTAGGGGGTAGATACTTGAAACTTCTGAAAACACGTATGGTGAGTGAACCGGACGAAAAATCTTTGCTGCCTTACTTCAATATTGTGGCCGAACCTTACTTGCATTTTGAAAAAGTGGGGGATGAAACGGAAAAGAAGTTACTTATGGGTAAACCGGCAAAAGATTTTTTCAGTTCTATTTGGGATAGAGCTGTTGTAGAGCCTATTCCTCTGAACGAGTTGGTTAAACTGATTGTATCTAAGGATAATTCCAAGAATAGTGTGAAATCTAAGGATGGTAATGCCCGTAAGCGTATAGACCGTGCAATAAAGTACGGAGCTTTGAAAAAGGACGAATTGAAGAATATTTATCTTAAGGCAGAACAATAATTATGGATATTCAAGAGATAAAGCAAAAGAAGCAGGAGTTGAACGAAAAGATAGCCGCTCTTCTGAATGAGTTTGAGAATGAGACCGGAGTACAGGTTTCTGATGTTGGATTTGTCCGTAGGGTTTCTTATGACGAATTAGGTCGTGAAGTCGGGAAAGAGTATGTGGTTGGGGCGAAAGTGGAGCTATGAGCAGTAAATTTCAGATACATCAGTTTGAGCTTACCATATACCCACGTAAGCTATGGGTTGTAAAGGGAGGCTCTTTTAAAGATATAGAACGCACTTTTTATATTGAAGAATCTGACGAGGTTGAGAATATGTTGGAATCATGCAAGGCTATTACGTTTAGAGCCTCGATAAAAGACGGTGATTGGCTAGGTGTTGTTGTATATATAAAGCAAAAAATGGGAATTAAGGACATAGCGCATGAGGCTCTTCATGTATCTTCCTTTATTTTTTCTGACATTGGCGTTAAAGGTGATTTTTACAATGATGAGGCACAAGCTTATTTGGTAGGTTTTGCTGCCGATTGCATCAATCAAGTAGTGATAGGAAGGTATAAGTAGCGATGATTTCTTTGGGGGCATTGTGTATTGTCGCAGCGTTTTTTATAATATGCTATTAAACATCTATAAATTAAATAAGAAATCCATTGCAATACAAATTTTAGCCTCTATATTTGCATCATAATTACGCTCATGGCTACGCATACCTTAAAGCTGTATTTACTGCTTATCCTTGAATAATAGGTATGCTTACCCCTTGGGCTCTTTTACAAATAACTCATTATATTATGGCATACAAAGCATTAGACATCGCAAATAAAATTATATCCAAAACAGATTTGGAACATGGTGATACTATATCAAATCTGAAATTGCAGAAGATGATGTATTACCAACAAGGTTTCCATTTGGCATATTTTGGAACACCATTGTTTGATGAGGATATTGTTGCTTGGCAATATGGACCGGTTGTCCCTTCTGTATATAAGGAATATAAATCGTTTGAATCCAATTCTATATCGACTTCAAAAGAAGGTATATCTTTATCAGATGATGAAGAAGAACTTTTCAACAATGTTTATGAGGAATACAACCAGTTTTCTGCTGTAGCCTTGATGAAAATGACACATGAAGAATCTCCTTGGAAAACCACGGAAATAAACTCTGTAATAAGCCGTGATAAGATGATGGCGTTTTTCAAAACACAAATTGAAGCATAAATGAGTGGTAAGTTTAAGTTAAAGCATAAAGATGTAAAGCCTAATTTAAAAGAAAAAGAGGTTGATGCGAGAAGCAAAGAACCTCTTTTCTGCTTTAAGTACTTGGATATGAAAACATCTTTAAAAGGATGTGATAATAGTGTGTTCAAGGATTTTGTAACGAGGATGCAAAAATTGTGCTGTCTTACTTGGAAAGATATAAACGTTTCCGGGAAACACCAGTATGGTTTTGAAATGATACCAATCAAACAGTTGAAGCCAACATCCCTTCCTGCAATAATCACAGAGGATATTAAAGAACTTGCTGTTTTCAGATATAGTGGCGATAACCGCCCTTTCGTATGTCTAATAATGGACTGTGTGGTATACCCTATATTCATAGAAGCTAAATTCGGTGATATATACGACCACGGAAGTAAATAATCACAGACTTATCATGCGTATGAAGCGGTAAGAGAACATCCTACTACTTCATTTTTATTGCATAAAAACCCTAATCCCGGCTCCTTTTGAATTTGGACTTGGCGCAAACACACGGTCTATCCTGTCCGAAAGGATTTCCAAATACCCCGTCTGTGTCCTCAATTCAACGAGCATGGGGTTACTATCAGAGTATTCGGTTTCAAGAGCGTATCGGGCATCCAACAGCGTTCTGATTGCGGAAATGTCGGTTGTTTGCTGGGAGACGAAGAAGCGTATCGAGTTCAGTAGGGCTTGAAGTTCCCCAGCGGTTTCTTCGCTCATAGCTTGTATACCTTGTTGGAGAGCCGATAGTTCGGCTTTCTTATTATCTTTTATCCCAAGAGCGTTGTATAGGGCTTCTAATGCTTCACTAAGTTGTGGGAATTGCTTTTTTGCTTCTTCAACAATCTTGTCCATCTCTTGCCTTGTTACTTTTGTATCACCGTCAAATCCTTTTCTTATAGCTTCTTCTCCTTCTGTAACAGCAAGGTCTATCATTTGGAATAACGGTTCAAGAAACTTATTGGCAATTCTCATGGATGCTTGTTTCAAGAAGAGATTGTTTATGAAATCATCAAAATTTTCTTCCAACCCCTTAAGTCCATCACCTGTTTCATTAAATGCGTCCAGCCACGCTTGAACAAATGAAGAGGCAGCATCTTTGTATTCGGATTCACCACCGATGCCTCCCATTTCAATTTTTTCTTGATTCAGGATTTCTTGTTTGGTCTTTTTAAGTTCCTCAATAGCATCTTGCCATTCTTCAATACGAGCGTGGTCGGTTTTCTTCTTATCCTCTTCGGCTTTAATCATAGCTTGGTAGGAAGCAATCTGGCTGTCTAAGTTGGCTACGGTATCTTTCGTCTGTGTGCGAAGGTCATCTGCACTCCAAGCGGCTTCCATCTTCTCTTTTAGCTCATCGTATGCCTTACCAAGTGTTTCTATATTCTTTGTCTGCCGTTGGATTTCACGCTCTTTCTTCTTGTCTTTAATATTAAAAAGACTTCCTATGGTTTTAGCAATTCCCCCAACAGCTTGGATATAACCACCAATATCAGCAGGATTAGCAATAGCACGTGCAACCCCACTTGCTGTTTGACCTAATCCACTCGCTATTTCTGCTATACTGCTAATTGTATCTGCTGTTCCGGCAGACATAGTGCCAAACACATTTTCAAGGTTACTTGCTACGTCAGTGATACCGGATGAAAATTCAGAGAGATTATTTCCAATTTCGCTGAATTTATCGGACAAGGTTTTACCTAATTTCTGACCATTTCTGATTTGTCTGGCGGTCTCTTCCGTTATTTTCCCTTCTGCAACAAGTTGAGCGAGTATTGCATCAAGTTTTGACTTCTCTAACAACCATTGTATGCGTAGCTGATTTGCTTGCTCCGAATTTGCACCGTATATTTCTACTGCTGCATCGTATTCTTGCTTCTTTTGTTGAACAATCTGTGATTGCGCATTTTTCTGTTCGGTATAGTAAGCAACCGCATTGTTGGCTCTAATATTTTCTTCTTCAAGTTCCTTCCTTTGCTTTAAGAATTGAATGTACTCTTTTACTCCAGAAGTAAGACCGCTGAAAGGATTCTTTTGGGAAATCATTTCGTCAATCTTCTCCTGCTGGTTGATTATAGCTTTCAGTTGGTCGGCAGGAAGATTCTTCAAGTTCTCACGTAAACTTGCGAGCTTGTCACGCATTGCTTCGAGCATACGAGTAGAAGAACTTTCAATGTTCTCAAACATTGAAATATATATATCCGAATTCTGGAATTGTTTCCAAGCGTTTTCGTCAGACTTCTTATTGTACTGGCTTGTAAGATTGGAATTATACTGTGTTTTCTGTTCCTCTGTTAGATTAGCGTTCGCTATCTTTGCTCTCTCCTCATAATACCAGCGGTCAAGTTGAAGTTGGTCTGAAAGCTGTGTTTTATAAGCTTTAGTCAGTTCGATAACAAGGTCTTGACTGTCCTTTATACGCTGCTGGTTCAGCTTGTTTAAGTCTGCTAAATATTGCTTGTTGGCATCGGTATCAGCAATAAGGTATTCGCCTTTCGGGAAATTCTTTTCGTATGACGCTTTCATTTCTTTTTCTACATCATCCAACGTCTTTGCAAGTCCGGGGAACAACTGTTGAACCTCCGCTTCGGAAAGTCCTGCATCTTTCAGTTTCTTGTGCAAGTCCAATCCGTTGAACATATCTTCAATGTTCTTCTTGGTCTTGTCGAGCTGTTTCTTAATATTTTCTATATCGTCACTATCCAACAGTTGATATGAATCATTAATAGCACCTTGCTTCTTTCTAAAATCTGTGATTATTTTAGAAATTTCCTGCAATGCTTTTGCCGTATTCTGCTTGTTTGGAATGAACATATCCCCGATGATGCTTTTGGGCATATTCACGTTTTTAAGGGATTTCTCATAACGCTCCATAACCGTTTTAGCCGCTTCATCACTTCCCATCACCTTGTTTAGCTTCTCATATTCCTTATTCAATTCTTTGATAAGGGTAATACGCTCGGCTAATATGTCACGTTCATGTTTGGGGTCTGGCTGTACTTCCTCTTTGTTGCTGTCTTCTGATATAGGCTTGATATATTTCCCTCCTAAAACACTTCTTGCTATGTTTTCCTCCAAGTTAGTCCACTCTTCCTCTATCGCTTTTTTATTTAATGCAATAGAAACCAATATTGGGTCTGTTATACTTTTTGATTCAAGCTCCTTTTTTAACAACTGCACCTCTTTTACGAACTCCTCCTTTTGTGAGTCAAAGTTCTTTTTACTATTTATTATGTCAAACAAGGACAGTTTGTTGTTTGAGAACTCATTTCTGATAACTTCCGATTCGGAATTTATATTTCTTAATGCGTCAAGTGCTCTAAGAAGCCATTCTACTTCCGATTCGTTTTTGCTTGTATCGGGACCTTTTTTTACTTCGTTATAATATCCAGCAACCTTTGAAGAAAGGTCGAAATAGTGAGCGCCTACAATGTCAAGCATTTTTGTAATTCTGCTTGAATATATACTTAATTCTTCTCCTGCTTTTTTAAGGTCTTTTGAATCAGTTGATATGCCCTCGCTCCAGTCAAACCAGTTATTCTTTAATTTTGCATTTACTTTTGCATAAGAATCAGAGAAACCTTTTATTGTCTGCTGTATCTCTCTAAACTTTTTATTTAGTCTATCAAGTGTTGCTTCAAGCTCTTTGTCGGATAACTTTGTAACATCGCCAATATCCTCTTTAATCCCGTATTCCTTGAATTTGCTTGCTAATTGAGTAACAGCGTTTTCCCTATCCTTTCTGTTTTTTGCAAAATCGAAGTTCTTTTCTTGTGCAGCTTTTGCCTTATTAGCTTCATCTGTTAATTCTCTGTATTTTGCAATAAGTGAATTAACTGGAGCTATGTTCTCGTTGTATTTCTTATTGCTTTCTTCTAAAGCTCTATTATATTCAGAATAACTTGAACTAAGTTTGTCAACTGCATATATTATAGCAGTAAGCGCTATAAGGTATGCGTTTGAAGCGATTAATGTACCTATTGATTTTAGAGACACAAGTGTAAATCTAAAGCCAGCTCTGATAGCTGTAAAGAATGCTTGCGCTCTTGATACATCAAGACTTTTCTGAAACGTATAGACTTGTAATGCCATCTTTCCTAAAGCGGATGAGGCTAATAATGAATTAGCTTTATACAAGACGAGCATTCCTGCTGCTACCTTTGTAATTTCAGCAATGGTTTCCCAATTATCAATGATGGTTTTTGCACCGTCAATAGAACTTTTTAAAACACCTTCGTTAGCCTTGCCAATAGAATTAAGCATAACGTCTATACTATCCTGCAAGTTTCTCATCTTTCCTATTAAGGTTTCAGATTGAATTTCTTGCATATTGTAGAACAACCCTCCGCTTTCAGTTAACTGTTTGAAGATGTTCTCAATATCCTCAAAAGTCACCTTTCGCTTGGAAATCATATCTACAATCTGTGCGGTAGTATAGGCTTCTCCTTTTACCTCTTCAAAATAGCGTTGTAACTCTCCATACAGATTGATACCAGCCTCAGTGAACTGCCGGACTTCCGTACCACGTAAGTACGCTGCCGCCTTTACCTGCCCGTAAGCAAGGATAAGTCTGCCCATATCAACTCCCAAACCAGCCGACACATCAGCAAGTCTTTTTGTCGTCTCATACAACTTGCTTGATTCAATGCGGTATGCTGCAAGTTGCTTGGTGTATGAAACAAGCTCCTTGATTTTGAAAGGAGATTTGACAGCAAGTTGAACGGTCTTGTTGAATATTTGGTCTGCTTGTGATTTATTCTGCAATATGGCTTGCAAGGAACGCTGCTGTAATTCAAACTCTCCACGGACGTTTGCCAGCTTTTTCATATACCCTTCAATCTGTGACACGGAGAACACCAAAGCAAGCTGACGGCTTAATTGCCCAGCCGTATCCATTAGGTTGCGATGGCGCGTGGCAAGCTGTTGTGATTTAACTCCTGCTTCTGTCAACGCTTGGTTGTGTCTGGCGATGGCTTGGTTTATCTGTTCAAGCGTGTTTTTATAGTTGGCATCGGTGGTATTTAAAGATAGTCTGGCTTTTTTCAGATATTCGATTGCTTGTACGTTCTGTTGTAGTGATTTAGTGTTTCTCGAATAATCCAAAGCCCCTTGCGGTGTCGTGCGTTGTGCATATTCCTGTGCTTTCCTTGCATCTTCAGCAGCTTTTGCAGCACGTCTGTCAGCAGCTATTCTTCTTTCCGTCTCTTTTTCTTTAGATTGGGCACGTTGCTCGTCCGTCTTTCGTTGCTCGTCAAGCTCCATCTTCATGTAGCGCATGGCTTCTACCGCAGCCTTTTGTTGCGGCTTTGACAAGTCCATGCTTTCAACGTATTTTTTCAAATCCGAATACCCTTGCTTCAATCCGGATATATTAAAGTTAGCGAATGAACCTTCTCCTATTTTATTGTTTCCTATTCTGTTTAGCAAATCTGCCGCACGTGAAAGGCTTTCGTTCAGAGAAGTAGTCTTTCTCGTAGTCTCTTCCGCACCTTTTCCTGCCCCTTCAAATGGATTACCTTTTATAGCATCTATCTTTTTGGCTAACGAAGTGATAGCATTCTCTAACTTGCTTGTATCTACTACCACACTGCCAAACCCGTTTTTCAACGCATCCGCAGCCGTATGTGCGTGCTTCTCTATCTTCTCCAGCTTCTCATCGAAACTGTCCAACTTCTTTAATACATCGGGGGTTATGTTGAGGAATGCTCCTGCTTCGTTATTTTCCATATCGTTATCCTTTTTTATTAATTATGGGCATACCCAAATCATTCAAGTTCTTCAAATCGTCAACACTTCCTATTTTGCTGACCTTCTTTTTTTTCTTGTCCTTGTTTCCGTATTCTACATGGGAAAAATCAAACGAGCTTAACCGCACCTGCCCAACTGTCATTCCCCATAAATATTCGTCACGAGAGCACCAAGTGTTGGAGCGCAGAAAATCAACCATCTGTCCCCACTCGGTACGGGATATTATCAGTTTTGTTCCGTTTTCTTCGTCTTCCTCGTCAAGGTCATTTCCCTCACGGTCTGAATCACATTGGTACTCTCGAAAAAAAAATCCGTGCTTATGAGGTTAAGAATTTCACCCAGCAATAAAGCCCAGTCTTTCATGTCGTATTCCCCCCACATAAGAAGGTCATATATTTGGTGGTACTCCTCGGAAAGTTCTCTCTTATCGTAATCAGAAAATATTCTGTCCTTGTCATTGAGTAGTGCAAGGGTTATTACGTTCACCACCGCAGGAAGATTTACGGAGAACTCTTTTATCACATCACCCATACTTAGTTTTTCTCCCTTCACAATCTGACACGCTTGTTCGGCTATAAGCCATTGAACGCCGGGCTTCAATCCTTTAATACGCCACTCCGTACCGTGAAGTTTTACAATGCTTGGGCTGTCATTCATTATCCTTGCCAAACGTTCCATTGATTCATCAGAAACTGGAGTGCGAGATGTCACAACATTTTTCTTTGACTGTGTATCTTTCTTCTTCGCTCTATATACTGCCATGATTTGAAATAAAAAGGACGGCGGCACATAAGCCTACCGCCCTGTAAACAACCTTTTTACCGATTATTAAGTTATCTCACACTGAGGGTAACTCATAAGCTGAATCTACATAAAACGGCGTTCTGATAGTTTTCTCTCCATCAGCGATATTTGCATCATACGCTGTTCCTGCAAGGTTGATACGACCCACATTAGAGTTCAAAGATTCAAGCATTAGTTTTGAGTTAAGTTGGACTTTTGGAACCACAAATGCGGTCATCGTTTCTCCTTCCTCGAACACTACGTCAATCTTTGCATACAACTTCTTGTATTGAGCTGGAGCAAAGTATTTAGTAGAGACAGTAGTTCCTGCCGTAAATCCCATGAGAGCGACCAATAGGTCTTTTTGTGTATCTGCAACCTCAGCTGTAAACTGGTATTTGCCAAGCTTCACGATGGAAAGAATGGGGCTGTCGGAAGTTTCACACTCGATGTCGTTTACATCGTTATCGTCTTGAGAGATTGAAGTGGTATCCTCAACTACATCTTCAAGGATATAAGAGTCACCCTTTGGCGTATCGTCTTGTTCAGAGCCAGTGAACAGAGTTGCCACGATGTAAGAAGGCTTGATGAATTTTTTGGCTGTTGCGCCAGTATTGTTTACTGCCATAATTTTAAAGTATTATCCTGTTAATAAATTGTTTACCTTATTGTCACTTCTATGTTTATCACATTGTAGTAGTAGTTCCTATTTTGGTCATAATCTGCATCACGGAAATTTACATCAATTACATAATGGGTGTCTTTGCATGATTCAATAGCCTTGTCAAGCGCAAGTTCCATCTTGTACAGTTCCTTCACGGGTTTCGTGCCGTGGCTGTCAACTGATTTTGCGTACAAGAACACGTTGGCAGAACCTTTGGCATAAGCTCCGTAATCTTTCATGGAAAGCACATCAACAAGCACCATTTCTTTCCAATTGCTTTCAACAGTGGCAGGCATATTCCCGATGAACAGGTTATCGGATATAGCCGCTTTTGTCAGCAGCATGGAAAAAAAGTTTTCCACTTTTGATGTTGTTTTGTATTTGCTATCCATATAATCAGTATTTACCGTTCTTTATAATTCCAAAAGTTGAACCTTTAATTCTGTTGCTTAATGTTTTGAGTTGGTTTTGAGCAATGGCGATTACCTCATATTTGTACTTTTCCTGTAATATTTGTCCGTATGGCATTGCGGCTACTATCACAAGGTCAATTCCATCATGGGGCTTATATTTACGTTCAAGAAAATCCGTTATCGCATCACGTCCGTATAGCGGCTCTCTCTTCCAAATTCTTGGGGCTAACGCGTATTTCGTTTGATAACCGCTTTTGGATAGTTTGCCATTAACATATATTCCCCATCCGTAGCTATCATGAAGGTTGTCTGTATCATTTTTATAAGTAACCCTATTCAATTCTTCTGCAATTATTTTGTCGGCTTCTTCCGATAAGAACTTTATAAGTTTATTCAATGAATCTGTCTTAACCTTCTTTGCCATAGCTTACACTTCGCTCATTTTTATGTCAACCGAGCAACCACCAAGTTGACTATATTCAAGTCCTATAACCCTGCCTTGGATTGGTATTGCATAATCCTCGCACTTAAAATTGGTATTGAAACGTATAGGTAGCTTCTCGCCAACTTCGCACGGGAAAAACACTTTATAATCAGCCATGATAGTACCAGAATTAATCAGCTTTGCAGCTTGCTGTATGTCACATTCGGTTTCAAGAAGAATGGTTTCTTCCGAAGTTTCCGTATTGATAGAACCAGCCGTATCTTCACCGCCTAGTAAATCACCGTCAAGCAATCCTCCGTTACCAAGAAGGTCTCCGTCCTCCGGCTTTTTCGTTATCACGGTATAGAATGTGCCATGAAACGGATATTCGGTTATTGCTTTTCTTTTGAGGCGCATAAGCTACACATCTAATGAATTTTCATTGACCCAACTCATACTACCAGAATCCATGCTTTTCAACGCTTCTTCTTCACCATACTTTTTGTACAGTGCTTTCAGACGGTCTTTCAAGTTTTGGATTATGGCAGCTGTTACCGTCTCACTACCTATGTCCTGTCTGTAATTCCCGTGCTGGAGTGACGATGAAGCCACAGACCACGGTCCGTTTATGACAAGCTCATAGAGTGCGATAAGGCAATGGTCTTTCATGTATTCGTCTATTTTGGAACGGTCTGAAATAGACATCAAACCGTTCTCGTATGCGATATTTTCAAGCGCATCATCTTCAAAGACAAACCTTGTAAGCCCATTGAGGTATGCTATCGGGTCAAATGATTTTTCCATAACTACTACTGCGATGTGTTGTACATTTAATCATCTGCCTGACTCGTATCTACAATCACATGATTACGGAATGTTTTCAGTGCAGGACAAGCCGACATCATTACATCAGTATGCCATTCCTTATACAGCCCGTTGTTTGTTGTTGTATTCACAATCGTGCAGAGACCATCATTAGCCTGAGCAAAAATCTTGGTTATTGCGCTTGAACCATACTTGTCAAACATCTGTTTGTCTAAGTTATTGGTGTATTCAAACTCACAAGCATATCCGGCAGGACGGAGAACTGCAATCTTATCATCCCAACCTTGCACGAATGTGTCTCCGGTATTGGTAAGATTACGCTCACGCTCTTCAACAATTTCAATTGGAGATACACCGGGATAATCACGGAAAGCTGCTAAGAACAACTCACGTGTAGTAGGTGCAGTAGTGGTTGTCGCGATGTAAGCTAAAGGATTTTTCTTGAAACTTTCAATCAATTCCTTAACTTCGGCATTTTGCAACACTACTTCGTAAAACATTTTACGTGTTACCTGCCATACCAATGCGCCTTCATACCCCCATTTATCACGGTATTCCTTTTCCTTTGTAGCCATTTGACTAAGGATTTTACAACTGGGGTCAGTCCAAGCCACCCATCCTGCTTTCGTAAAATTATCTTCTGGAATGTCGGCTTTATGCAGGGGTATCTGAATACCACGCGCAATGTTTCTATAATCAATGTTGCCTTTTGACATCAATTGTGCGGTCATGAAGTTCATGGTCGCATCCGCACTATCAATTTGGGACTGTAATGTATGTACCCAAGCGGCTACCAAATCGGCATCGTTTCCAAACAATTCAAACTGTTTTTCCTTTGCTTCACGCTCCATAGCCGTTTCAACAAAGCCTGGAGCGATAAAATCAGGTATAGATGCGGTGTACCAATATATTCCGTCTTTATCCATTTGGTTACTGTCGCCAAGTGGAGCACGTAAGTCCATTAAAGGAGCAGCTTTTAAATCACGACCTTTTACAGAAAAGGTGGCGATACCATTTGGGGCAGTAGGGGTAGGAGCACCGGCCTTGACACCCTGAGTTTTGTACCAACCATAATTAGTATATAGCAGACCTTCTGTATTGATAAAGGATTGCAAGAAACGCTGATTCGTCTTGTCGGAGAAGAACTTTGCGTATCTACTGTTATTAAAATCAAATTTAGGCATAGTCTTGTCAATTTTAAATGTTAAACCAACCCTTAACTTTGCTCTTGTTTAGCGCTTTTAATGCAGCCGAAAGTGGTTGCATTCTGTCTTCATATAGAAATACATCCCCCAATGCCAATGCAGGAGTGATAAGGTATCTTGCTCCATCGAAATCATCTTCGGATGCAGCTGGGTCAAATACAAAGTCAAAGTCACAAGGGAGGTATGAATTGGGATTAGTAACCATTGGGGATTTGGACGCTCCAACTTCTTTTGCTTCAACAAGCACAGAACTTGTAGTTAGCGCTCCGAGTGTTGCACTGAGAGTTACTTTCCAGACGTCCACGGCTGTATCTTCAGTTGTCTTTTCAACCGCTGTGACCGTAACCGCTGTTCCCTTACCAGTCAATGTGGTAGGCGCTACCATAAGAATATCCCCTACAAACGGAATGAGAGAATATCCGTCTCTTTTCAAGTAAATAGTTGTTTCATCTCCACCGGATGTGGCTTTGGCAACCGCATACGATTTCAAAATACGTACTTCACTACCATTTTCTCCATTGCTTGGGATATATTCTGCGAGAGTTCCGGCAAAAGCTCTTGCATTGCCTTTGAATGGGTTTTTAACAATCCCGCCACTGGTAGGAAATACAAGCGCATCCTTTCCGCTCATCTGTAATTTCACGAATACATAGCGATGTCCACCAATGCTTCCGCGAGCTTGAACCAGCGCCCTACCAGGAAGGTAGCCGCTGCTCAATAGAATTTGCTGATAAAAATCTGCCATTTTCTTTTGGGTTTAAATGATTATTATTTTTCTTCTCTGTGCGATTGCTTCTTTACGACAGCAACCACATCGGCAAAGTCATCGGGTTTTTCAGTACCGCCTCCTGCGCCGCCCGGAGTGATGTTAGGTGGAGTGCTTGCATTAAACTTATTGTAGCTCTTGACCAGTCTTTCTGTGAGAGCATCAACATCTGTTTCAGAATCAATATGAATCAATTCGAGCTGGTCATTAATCCAATCTTCATTCTTGATTTCTTTCCCTTTCAAGGCTGATTTGAGTTGATTGCGTTTGTCTGAGATAGCTTTTGCCTTTTTCTCTTCCTCACGCTCTGATTTCAAGTCTTGGAGTTCTTTGAGTAGCTTATCCAGTTTGCTTTCGTCTCCTTTGTTATCCTTGTCATCACCTTTATCTCCCTTATCATCCTTTGCGGGGTGATTCTTTTCCCACTCCTTTACGAATTTTGAATTGTCGTTCCTGATGTTGTTGTCATCCTCTTGGAAGTCCTCCAGATAATCGGCAACCGCATCATCCAATTCCAACTCGTCATTACCACTCGCTTTCTCCAACCGCTTGTAGATTCTTTCCACCTTGCCGTTGAAACTTCTCTCACTCATCGCCAAGTTTTTCTTGCCGTTGTTGGTGATTCCTGCTTTCAGTGCTTCTGAAAACTGTTCTTTCGTAAACTTCATACACTATATGTTTTATAATGATTATATGCGAAAGTAATACTTTAATAAAAAGGTGTAACTATAAAAAAATACTGTATTTATCACTATGATAAATAGACATTAGTTTAAGTATATATTACCTTATTATTAAGAGGTATTTTTGCTTTTGATGAAAGAGCAAGAAGTACATAATGCGATAGTGAAGAAGCCTTTCCCAGGTTTCCAAACCTACTTTGCTTCAACGAACGTGGATATATGTTTCGGTGCCGGCGGGGTCGGAAACGGGAAGTCATACTCTCTTGCTCTTGGATTCGCTGAACCGTTAATGCTTGACCCTGATTTTAGATGTTTAATAAGTCGTAGAAGCCTTGGGAACCAAAAAGCAGGAGGAGGATTTGTTGATACATTCAAGGACATATTCGGGGAATATGTAAAAGTTAAAGAGGCAGACACACCACGTATATCATTCCCAAGTGGAGCGTACTGCGATTTGACTTATATAGACCCAACGAATATAGACAGAATGAGGGAGCGTGCGAAAGGATGGCAGTACGATGCGATTGCCATTGATGAGCTTACCGAAATGCCTTGGGAGGTATTTACGTACATTCAATCCCGTAATCGTGGAAAAAGCAAGACATTCACGGGGAAATTCCGTGCGACATTCAATCCTAAACGCACCCATTGGACGAGAAAATTCATAGGTTGGTATGTTGGAGTTAACGGGAAGGGTATCCCTGATAGAATAGGGAAAGTCAGATTCTTTTTTGTTGCTGGGTCTACCGTTGATGATGTGATTTGGGGAGATTCAAAAGAAGAAGTTTACGCCAAGTGCAAGATACAGATAGACAGTTTGATTAAAGACTTGAAAGGTAAAGCGAAATATCAAGACTTTATCAAATCGTTTACCCTATACGAGGGCACAGTTGATGAAAATGAAGCTCTGATGGGAGGCAATGCAGGATACGTTGGTTCAGTTGCCGCTTCTGGTACACGCTCTGCTGCTGGGCTTATAGGTGTAAACTATAATGCAGACCCAGATTCTGACGAAAAGATACCTATCCCTTCCACTTTCGCACAAGGCGTATTCAACAACAACCCTGCCGTGAACGGTGATAAATGGATTACCGTGGATTTGGCGGATTATGGCACAGACAACCTTGTTGCACTTGCATGGGATGGATTTCACGCATACGACATTCTCATTCTTAGCAAGTCCACTCCGAGAGAAAACGCTATGGCAGTGAAGACATTTGCATTTGAGCATGGAACAGCCGAAAGCCATATTATTTTTGACGCGACTGCCGGACGGTATTTCAATGATTACATTCCCGATGCAGTACCTTATATCTCACTAAATAAACCTTTCGGGCTTTACCAACTTACCGCAATGACAGTCAAGGATATGTGCTATATCAGATTATGCAAGATGATAGAGGAAGGTAACTTGACATTTGACGATAAACTTGCCGTTCAGACTTACACTCATCAAAATTTGAAATACAAAGTGACGGTTGAGAACGAGTTTATGGAAGAATGTTCCGTTGTGCGGTTTGACGATATGCAGAGTGGGAAGAAGCGGCTTTGGAACAAGAAGAAAATGAATCAGATGTTAGGGAAAGGCAGGTCGATGGACTTGTTAGACCCATGCGCTATGAGAATGCTTCCGTGCGCTAACATTGAATACGGGAATGAGATTCAAGCAGGGTATTACAATCACGAAGAAGAAACCAAACAAGCGTTCCATGCACAGACAGAAGGAAGTATTTACGATGAACATTTATGGTATTAGGTTAGGAAATGATTAGTTACAATGATATAAAGGATATTCTCAATTCCCTTAAAACAGAAGGAATTGAAGCAAGGGTAAGAGATGTTGCCTATTTGGTAATGTGTGATTCTTTCGTAGATAAGGCTCTTGCTGCAAAGGTTGCTTACCAAGAAGATGAAAAGCCTTCAAACAAGGTGTTATCCATGCTTGCCGAGAAACTGAAACCTTTCGGCATCGGCGCTATCACTACCATATCTAAAGATGAGAACCGAGAAGCATTGCTGAAAGAAATATCGGAGATGAAACAGATTGCTGACGATGCGAAAACAAGTGGAGATTCAGATACTTTCATCAAAGCAAGCAAGGTCGTGTTGGATGCACGTGTGAAGCTGAACGACAAGTTCAACATTGAGGAAGAAGAGGGACAACGAAGAATTATTGTTGTTCCGCAGAAGCACGACATTATCTGCAAATGGACTTCGAGAGAGTGTTCTGCTATGCCCAGCAAGGAAGCTTGCATGAAGTATTACAACCTAATTGATGCGGAAAAATGACACGGGAAGAGAAAAAAACATATCTATTGCGGAACGTAAATGCCTTGTTGCAGAAGAAGCCGTTTTTTAGAGGAAGTAACACTTGTTCTACAGACGACTATTCCGACGGCCAGTCCGCATCCATTACCGAAACACGCACGGCAAGGCTTCCGAATGTAAAAAAGAATATCGTTTCGCAGGAAAAGTTTCTGAAAGAGCTTGACCCGATGAGTCATGAGGTGTTATTTGACCAAAACTTACCGAGCATTTGCGTGAAGTTGGAAGATGGAGGGTATCAGGAAATCAAGTTCCAGCGCACGGCATTGGCTTTCCAAGAGCAGATACTGGCGAGCCACGTAATTTACCTGTGCGGAAATCCCTGTACTCTGTCTTTGAGAGGTGGCGCTCCTTCCGAGAAAGATAAAGCCAACTATTCCACAATCAAGGAGTATTGGGTAGACAGGAATATGGATGGATGGCGTACAAAGGCAGTCCGTTCGCAACTTGCGACAGGCGATGCAGGACTTCTGTTTTATTATGACCATAAAGGACGTATCAAATGCCGCCTGATAAGTTATGAAGATGGTTATGTAATCATATCACACAGCGACAACAACGGTGACAGACTTCTTGAAAGTGTCTACTATGCCGATGCGGACGGTGTGGAATACATTGACAGTTACGATGATACCTACATGTACCGTATTCACACACCGATAGACGGTGAAAAAGCAGGCGAGGACGGTTTTGTAAGAGAGCTTCCTATATTGCACGGTTTCAGCGAGATACCATTGTGTACTAAACGCGGTGATGTGGCGTGGAACAACGGTCAGAGCCTTATCGAGATTTACGAGATTATCTACAACATCTTCTTTGTCATTCAGAAACGGAACGGCTGGGGCATTCTATATATCAAAGGCAATTTGTCAGAAACGACAAAGAAACTTGCCGGGAGTATCATTTTGCAAGACAAGTCAATGGACGGTAACGGAAGTGCAGAGTTCAAAGCACCTCCAAGTCCGCAAGGGATGCTTGACAGTCTGCAAGACTTGTTTGAGAAGATACAGATAAACACTTCCTGTACTTTCCTTTTGCCGAAAGATGTCAAGTCAAGTGGCGACATTAGTGGACTGGCTATTACGCTGACCCGTGATTTGGACTTGAAAAATGCCCAACAGGGCGTAATCGAATGGCAGAATTTCGCAGACAAGATGATGCGTCTGTTCAAGGAGGGATTGGCCAAAGAATTGGTGCAAAAAGGCGAGAACGTAAATGCTGTTACCGAATTTGCTAAGCTCCGTGTCAGCTGCAAGTTCAAGATATGGCAACCGTTCAGCGCAACAGAATACAATAACATTCTTATTTCAATGAAACAAGCCGGCATTCTTTCCACAAAAACGGCTATTGAGAAGAACACAGAATCTGTTCCTGACGAAGAACAACGTATAGCAAAGGAGAAGGAAGAGGCTCAAAAGCTGTTGGAGAAACAGCAAAAAAAGAATAAAGGAGTTACGGAACAAAATGATGTGGCAAAAGAATAAATGGAAAAGGAAAGTCTGTACATATTAAAACTTGACACGCAAGGAAGTAAAGTTAAGTTCCCGAATGCTGATGCACCTGCAAAATTAGGTGAGTACACCTATACAGCACAGCGTATGGCAGGAACTCCCACGCTGACTGCCACCCTGAACTATCCTTCATGTTTAGATGAACTGTGGACAGGAGAGGAGTTTGTCGAGTTCAGGGGGGAAAAATACTATATTGACCAAGTGCCTACATCTTCAAAGGATAACAAGAGTATCATGTACAAGCATGAGCTTCAATTCGTTTCAGAACGTATCATGCTGGAGAACGTATATTTCATGGACGTGGTGACAGCTGGGGAAGACACATATCATTCCAATTCCACTTCCGTCAAGTTCATGGGGGATATAAACGAGTTTGTTGGTCGTCTTAATGCTTCAATGGCAAAATCGGGTATTGGATATTCGGTAGTGATTGATGAAGATATTACTTCTGAAAGCAAACTTGTTTCTCTTGACAATGTATACCTTGCAGAAGCATTACAGTCCATATATACCATATACGAACTTCCTTATTACTTTGTAGGTAAGGTTTGTCACATTGGATACACAGAACATGTTGTTTCAACTCCATTTGAGTATAGGAAGGGGCTTGTATCAATCAAGAAGATAAATGCCAATTACAAAATAGTAAACCGCGTCACGGGTATTGGAAGTTCTGATAATATTCCTTTCTATTATCCCAATGATGATGAAAAAGGTACAATTGAACGTTCTCAAAATCTTATGCCTTCCATTTATAGAAAGAGTGGGGGAGCGGAACGATTCTACAATGCGCTTAACGACACGTATAAGATACCAGGTACAAATGACTTCTATTCGTTTAAGAATCAATATTCTTCCAATAATGTAAAAGAATTTAAGATTGATTTCAGTGATATAAAGCCTACCATAGAGAATGTAACAAACGATTCGGGGCAGTTATTTGGTGAGATTGCGGATATTGCTTTTGATGCTAACGATAGTGACGAACTTGGAACAGGAGAAGGGAATAATATATTCAATGGCACGGACGAGTATGTACATTCTTATTTCTACATAAAATTACATATATATAATGGGGATTACGGTTTTAACCTATTCGAACAAGGCTTGGAAGGTGGTACGGCTGTAATCAATATGACCACGGGTAATTGTGCTGCTTGCGAGTTTGAAATAGGAGTTACCTATAAGGACAATGAGCCGGGAAGGGCATTCAATCCTGTATTGGTAGATTCTTTCGGGAACTTACCAGCAGGAGACTTTGAGCAAAAAGTTACCTCTAACACATCGAAATATATTGAGAGGCAGCAAGATACTTCCAAAAACGAAGTATGGATTGCTGTAAAAAAAGATAATAGCTCCTTTGGGGTTGTTATGCCAAATGCCACCAATAACTACAGACCTGCTATTGGTGATAAATTTGTACTAACTGGTATCAAAATGCCCAATCCTCTTATAATTGCCGCAGAAAAAAGATTGGAAGAGGCATTAATAAAATATATGTCGGAGAATAATGATGAAAAGTTCACTTTTTCAATAAACTTTTCACGAGTTTTCCTTGCCGAAAATAGTTATTTATGGAACGTGCTAAATGAAAATGCAAGAGTTTATATAAGGTATAATAATCATGAATACCTTATGTATGTAAGTGCTTTTACTTGCAAGGCTGATAACAATTGCTTATATGATGTTTCTGTTGAACTTACAGATAAATTATCGGCAAATACTTCCGCTCTAAGAAGTACCATTGCAGAAATAGCAGGAGATATTATAGGAAGCAAGTTGGGAAACTCGAATAATTACAATGATTTATTTGCAAAATTTGTAAAAAAATTCATTCGGAAAGACCAACCCGATGAAACCCGTTTTATAGTTGACTTTTTGAAAGGGCTACGCTCTGAAAGCATCCTTTCTTCGTATATTCGTTCCATGAACTTTTCTTCCGGTGCTCTCGGTGAAGGCTTTGTCATTAAAGTAGACAGCAAGACGGGTAAATCCTACATTGAAGTGGACGAACTCTTTGTGCGTATTAAGGCGATGTTCTCCGAGTTGGAGATAAAGAAGCTCTCTTATGCAGGCGGAAACTACATGTTCACCGCTGCCGGAATGAAATGCGGAAAGGTGGAAGAACACGAGGATTTTTGGCGTTGCTATCTTTTGGTGGATGATGGAGAAACGGCTATCGAGAACCCGTTCAAGGAAGGTGACCAGATTCGTTTCCAAGACTTTAATATCAAGCCGGGTGTCTACGAGAATGTATCCAACCGTTACTATTGGCGCCTATGCGTAGGTGTTGGCGAGGACTACATAGACCTTAGCAAGACGGCCTGTGATGCAAACAGCGACATACCGCAGGAAGGTGATAGTCTTGTACAACTCGGAAACAGAACAGACAAGAAGCGTCAGAACGCAATCACCTTGTCCGTATATGGCGATGATGCACCGAGTATCCACCAGTATGCAGGAATAAATTCTTATTCTTTAGCAGGTAAGGAAGTGACGGTTATCAGTCCGCAAGGCAACAAGTTCATGGGAGACTTTATCTTGAAAACGGGAATAAACATTATGACCCAATTCAAGATACTGGAAGATTTGATTTACTCTGAAATCTCCAAAGTGCTTGACGAGGTGCAGGCAAAGGATAATTATCTGTACAATGCATCATTTGCAAGCAATACGAACGGTTGGGAGACAAAGAACGATGTTCGCTTCTTTACTGTAAACGGGAAGTTCTTATTGGTTAACGACAAGTTCTATTCCCGCAAGGATGCTATGGCTGCCATTATCAGAGACGGGGATAGAAACGTGCTTCGTATTCTTTCTTCCGGAATAAAACAGTCCAATGCGGACTTAGCCAATAAGCCTACCTATGAGGAAGGAGAAGAACCGAAGAAGTTCTTTATCTCTTTCCGGTACAGGGTAGCTACAGCCGGAACGCTGACAATAGGATTTCCCGGTCAGAACCTGCATTTCACTGAACGTCTTGAACCGGGCGAGGAATACGGAATGAAAGAGTATTCCGGCACATGGGACGGAACGGGCGATTTTGAGTTGAAGTTTACGGGGGATATATACATACATTCGCTGGCTCTTGCCGAAAACGCATTCGAGGATTTGTATACTAAATTGAGTTCCGAAATAAAGCAGACAGCGGAAAGTATCAGGTTGGAAGTAAAGGAGCTTTCTGAAAGTAATAATCAGAAGTTCTCACAGATTGAGCAGACAGCGGAAAACCTCAAATTGTCTGTTACAAAAATAGAGGAAGATGTAACGCAGTTGGGGCTGGACATCAATGGGGTTACCGATGAACTTAAATTATATGTCAAAAAAGACGGATTAGGTTCAGAAATCAATGTGGCACTTGATAATATTTCCGTGGTTTCCAAAAACATATACTTTACCGGAGATATATCCGCCAACGGGAATGTGTCTATTCAGGCAGACGGGACAATAAAGGCTATTGGTGGATATTTTGAAGGAGAGATAAATGCAAACAGCGGGGTGTTTAAAAATGTAAGAACTCCTAACAACTCTTTGGTGATAGACGAAAATGGGAATGTTAGCATTGTTGGCAAAATATCAACCGCTTCGTCAGGTACAAAAATAGAAATAAACCCAAATTCAAACAGCCTAAAATTTTATAATTCAAAAGGATATGATGTGGGTGGAATTTCATTCCTTGATAGTGGAGGCGGAGGTACTTCTGTTACTTACCCAAGATTAAAATTGGACAATATAGCAAGTGATGGCAACTTAACTGCGTCTACCACCCTTTTTGCAGGGTCATTGTCAATGATTTCAAATTTAAGTGGGTCAAGATACCAAGTGTCTCTTGGCATCGACGGACTTTCTTTTTATAAAGATGGAAGATTAACTAAATCATACCCAAGCTCATGAAAAAGATAAATTTTAAACAATTACTGATTGCTACGGACATTACCCGTAAGCATTGTGAAAATATAGATTGTAGAGAGAATTTTGCGAATGTATTATACCGGAACGGTAACGGTATCGCATCACATGCACTCGCTTTGAAGATATACAACTCCAATGAAGAGACAGAGTATAGTGATGAAGAAGTGGCCCTGATACAAGAGCATGCAAATGCTTTTTGCAAACCTTTCTTCATTGACGCGCTCAATCGTGCTATCAACAATCAACCGGAAGAAGTAACCGATAAACAGGAATAATTATGGCTTGGACAGAACAGGATTATCAAGAAATAGTTGCCCGTCTTATGGCTAACTCCATAGGGGTTAATGAAGTACCGAATGCGGACAAAGCGGATGATGTAACGTCATTGCCTGCATTTAAACCTTCAGGAAGCAACAGTGAAGCTTCTGTGGTCAATTATCCTTTAGAATTTTTGAAAGGAGAAAAAGGCGAGCCAGGTATACAAGGAGAACCTGGAAAGTCATTTAAGGTAGCCGGCGAATACGACACCCTTGAAGCCTTGAAATCCGCTGTTCCCGACGGTTCGGCAGTTGACGGGTTCATGGCTGTAGGTACGGAAGCCCCTTATGATTACTACGCATGGGTGAACGGTGAATGGGTAAGTCAGGGGAAGATAGGCGGCATAGATGAAGCGCCAACTGATGGAAAGGCATACGGTCGTAAGAATGGGAATTGGGCGGAAGTTCCTGAAAAATCCGATGTTCTTACCAAGACCAACAGTGAAAGTTTCACCCCTACGGGCGATTACCAGCCTGCAACGAAGAAGTATGTGGATGATAAACACATTTTGCTTACGATTACAAATGAAGCTCACCAACAGTTAATTTCAAATCAAGAAGTTAAAGCAGGAGAAGCCGAATCAAAAATAAATCTTGTATTTGGAAGCATTGATAATTTTAAAAATATTATACATAGATTATTAAGTGATAATATTTTATTCCTAAAAATTACAGAAAAAGAAATCTTTAAAGTAAGTACGAGTCACACATATTGCAATCCCGATAATGGAGCTTATGAACTTTCGTTTATTTATACTTATACTTCTATTGCCGATGCAAATAATATTAGCTTAGTTACAAAAAGAATTTTTATTGCATTGAATTCAAATGCTACAAATTTTTTCGTAGTAAAAGATATACTCGTTTCCGACAACCTCACCACCCTCACCAAGAAAACCGCTGCCGAATACGATACTATTGGCTCTAAGGATGCCAATACAGCATATTGTGTAACCAATTAAAGGATAATGATTATGTTAAAAATAGGAGAATTGACCTCAGGGCTATTTGCTGGAGATAAGCTGATTGCGGGAAAAGAATTTGATATTAAACAACTTGTTGATAATATTACATTTGCAGATGATTTAGTACATGAAGAAATTAATATACAACTTGTTCTTATTTGCAATCTTAGTAGTATCCCTATTTATTTATATCGAGATTCAGTAAGAACTGAAATAAAAAAACAATATATCGAATGGTATTCATTTAGAGCACCTACTGCTATTAGTCTTTTTAATGAAGATAATACTCCAATAAGAGCTATTACACAAAAGGTGTCTATATCCAATAATTTTGTTACAGAAATAACTGATTCTGTCGTTAATAATGGCGATAGTGTATTTGATATTGCAGATAGTACAGGGATTTTCGGTTTGGGTTGTGTTCTAATGAATGCGTAAAACAATAATATTAATAAAATAACAAAGTGTTTACTTTTTTGATTATGAGAGTAAAAGTATTTTATGAAAACTGGTTTGCCAAACTCATCCTCTTTGGCGACTACACAACAATCATGCTCTTCGGCTTCATCCTTACGAAACTGAAAGAGTTGTCCGAAGCGACCATACGCCATGAACGTACACATCAGAAACAGTTCTTCGAGTGTATGGAGATAGCGGCTATCCCGTCCGTATTATTGTCATTCCATGTCAGTGCGTGGTGGTTGCTCCTTATCCCGCTATTCTACTACATTCTTTATTTGGCAGAATGGTTTGTGAGCTTCGTGTACCACTTGTTTACAGACAGCAAGATTGGGGACGGCAAGGTCAATAAAAATGCTTACCGTGCGAGCGCATTTGAGATGGAAGCCAAACTCAACCAGGATAATCCGAACTATCTGAAAGAACGTAAATGGGGTGCATGGTTCCGCTATTACGGTAAGATATGAAAATCCCGTCCTACTCTCACGAGCAAAACGGAATGACAGTAGTTCGCTTATTTGATAAGAGACACAAAGATAGGAATAATTGACAAATAACGATAAGATGAAGAATAACATTATTACCCAAAGCATACCGGGTGGTTTCTCGGTAATAGCAAGCAGTTTTATTGCGCAGTCATTGGAACACATGATACCGTGGCTAATAGTAACATTTTCAGTCGTTGTATGCGATTTAATGTTCGGGATAAGGAAATGCCTGCTATTGGGTGAAGAATTTCGGTTTTCAAGTGCTGTGCGCCGTACTATGGGTAAAATGGTGACATACTTTGCCTTTGTTTGTATGGTGGTGATGATAAACATTGCTTCCGGCAATAAATGGAATATTGATGTGTATTCATGCTTGTTTGTCTGCTTCATAGAGTTCTGCTCTATCATAAGCAATATCTTGAAGCCAAAGGGATATAATTTTAACTTACTGAAAGCGTTGGGATTGTTCGGAAAGAAAGTGCTCGATGTCGAGAAAGAAGATATGAATGAAATAATAACTAAAGATAAGGAGTAACAAAATGAAAAAGAAACTGATTATCGCAGCGATTGTTATCGCTATCATCGTGGGAGTTATGCTTTACATGCACTACACACCGTTTTGGGTGAACCTGACTACTGTTGTATCATTCGGTGTCGGTGTTGTTGCCGGATGGGTGGCTCGTGTGGTTTATGACAAATATTTTAGAAAGGAGGAATAACATGAGATACTTTACAATTGCAGAACTGGTTAAAAGCGAAACGGCTGATAAGAAAGCTATAGACAACAGATTGCCGCAAGAACTGCTTCCCAATGCACAAGCGTTGGTTGACAATGTCCTCGACCCGTTAAGAGAGGCTTACGGCAAACCTATCGCAGTGACAAGCGGATACCGTTGCCCCGCTCTTAATAAAGCAGTAGGCGGCTCTAAAACGAGCGACCACATGAACGGGTGTGCTGCCGATATTGTCGGTACTCCAAATACCCCGAAAGAAAACAAAAGATTGTTCAACCTTATACAAGAATTGAAACTTCCCTTCGACCAAGTCATTGATGAGAAAAACTTCTCATGGGTACACGTCAGCCACCGAAGAGAAGGCAACAGAAACCAAGTATTGAAACTCTAAAAAGTAAACATCATGGCAGCAGAAGTTTTATCATTTCAACAAGAAGAAGGCAAAACAGCGTATTACGCAACGTTTGTCAGTGACGGTAATCCCGTTACCATACAGATAAAGAACAAGGGCGGAATGGTGACTGTATTTGCCAATATCGAGGGCATGAATCCTATCCCGCTTTCCCCAAATGCCAATCAAGCCTTAGGTCCTTCCAATGTGATATTTCGTCTTATTGGCATAGCGGCAGGTATGGAAATTACAATAAGAAGTGCTACGAAAGTGTCAGAAGCGAAAATGATTAAAGAGGGATAGCCTTATGAAACCAATCACTATCCCTCACATCAGCATTCCTATAATCGGCATTCCCGTAATCAGCATACTCACCATAGGGTTTCCCGGTGCTGGCGGAAATAAGCCGCATCCATTTCCTGACGAAGGGTATTTATTATTAGTCAATGACGCTCCATTGTTGTTGACTAATGAAGAGCCGATATTGCTTACAAGTAAAAATAAATAGTAGTATGGAAGAGAAAACAGAAAAAGGACAACAAATTGGACAACTCCCCAAAAGAGACGTTTTGACGGGTAATGAGCAGTTTCCATTTCAAGAAGACAGAGAAAATGGTTCTATCACCCCTAACGTCCTAAAGAGTTTCATTAGTTCCGGAAAAGGTGGATATATGAGCTATATAACCGAGTATAATGTTTCCATTCATCATCCTTCATCTGGGATTGATGGTGGCAATAAATATACATTAGAAGGTGCTATTGTTCAAGTTCCGGAAGATATAAGAATGGTTGGGCTAAAGGTGTCATTCTTGAACAATAGCGGACTTGTGGAGACGTGGGAATTTGCAGGTGGAGTATTTGAAAATATCGAGAACTGGAAATCAAATGAAGATAAATTGACCGATATCCGAGATGAAGCAATCAGTAAAATAAAGGAAGTTGAAAGCGATGCTATTTCCAATTTCAGTTCCCAGCGTGTTACCCCTGATATGCTGTCTGAATCGACCAAGCAGTTCATTAACGGAAGTGGTGGCGGTACAATAAACAATCTTGCGGATGACGAAGACCTTGTGTCTGTAGACAAAGGGGAAAGCTTAAGTGTTTTAAAATTTGCCGACCGTGCTTATAATCCTGGAATATATGTGGGAATGGGGTATAAAATCTTGCGCAGGAATATTATGGACGGTAAGAATATACTTACCCAAGAAATGTTTGACCGTACTAATACAGTTTATGTCATACAGTATGATTTTGATTTAGATGGTAAAACCATAAATCTTCCCAGAAGGACTAAAATACTGTTTAATGGCGGTAGTTTGAGCAATGGAAAAATTAACTCAAAAGCTCACATTGAGAATTTTGGTGTTGATGGAAATTTTACATTTAAAGATGTGCAGTTCGGAGCCTACAGTGCTGTCATGGATTTATCCAGCTGTATTCTTCCTACAATAGAAAAAGATGGAAATTATGGTTATGATTTGTCGTTTGTATTGAATACGATAAATAAATGGAAAGCAGATAATCATTATAACCTTAATCTTAAGATTGTTTTCCCATGGTCAACACTTTATTTTATAAAGGAGACCATCTATGTTGATAAAAATGTTTCAATAGATTTTAACGGTTCGATACTTGTTCCGATAAATAGCCTTGATTTTTGTTTTTCTGTTTCTTCCCAAAACCGGATGTACGATGATACCAATACAGGTAAAGTTCAAGGCTCTTATATAAAGAATTTTGTTATAAATGATTCTTTTGGTACAAGATCTAAGTTTATGTTTGTTGCTGACAATCATGAGATTTCCAATGTAAAGGCAATTAAACTGTCAAATACTTTATTAACCTATGGCGGATATATCGAAGATGCTCCGAATGATGTTAACTATATTGACTTTAAAAATATACATGATATTGAACTGAGTAATGAAGTTCGGAAATTTGACGATATTGTTATCGGTAAAGGTGATGGCTGTAGGTTGGACGGTATCCATGGATGTAAGATAAAGATAGAAGGTTCCCAGGGATTTGTCGCATCTAATTGCGTTAACTGCGGTTTCGAACTGCGGGGAAGTCAGGGTGTGATAATCAATCATCATGACGAAGAGGCCAAAGGGTATATACTGACTAATTCTTCATTGACTATGGTTGCTTCAAAGATATGGAAACATAATAGGAACTTGATAACTATAGCTGATGATACAGATTACATGCTATATGGGAATAAGATTTGTGCTTTATCCAAATTAGTTCTTAATGATGTCATTATTGCCGGTTCATTGCATCTGGATTTTGGGCTAATACCTAAAACTGTTTATGATATTTTTTGGGATAATGCAAAATGTGATACCGCTCCAAAGATTATTCTAAACAACGCAAGGGTAAAGTCTTCATCCTACAGAGAATTTTTTAATACAGCCGGTGAGTGTTTACTGTCAAACGTCAGCTATACGGACATCTGCCAGCCACATGGTTACACTTCTGAGTTAAATAGTATCACGGCAAAGCCTGCATGGTTTGAATCGGATTTGGCTATAAGGGATTTGTCCGGTTCAAAATATGATGTGTTTTACCTTTATGATGATATGAGAAAGGCAGGCGTTAAACTGAACGAAGTGGTTTTTAATGCTACTCCCAAACCGTTTGAAGAGCAGAAATATATTGCGACAATATGTTTGTCTAAGGATTTTAGTGACATACATTATGGAACGTTGCTTTTTTATCACAAAAATAAGGATGTAATAGATTACAAATATTCTCTCGGATTAGATAATTTTGAATTTCATACAGTCAATGAATATTGGGACAATGGAGAGGATGGTTATCTGTTTTTTGACACCGGTAATGCCTTGAACAACCGTATTTTTAAAACATTATCTTCCTCTTTAGATAAATACAATGAGTGTTCTAAGTATATAAAGAACGGCATTAATTGTATCGCTTATTTAAGAGAGATACCTCAATATGGAGAATGGATAATAGGCGATATGGTAGTAGTTGATGGAAACACATATGCCTATAATGGAAAATTATGGTTGGATGCAAGCGGTACTCCGTCTTCTGTTGCCAGGTCAGGGGCAACAGGAGAGAGACCACAAAATGTTTTGGCTGGGTTCTGTTATTTTGATAAGACAATAAATAAGCCTGTATGGTGGAATGGTTCTTCATGGACAGATGCCAGTGGAGCTACGGTGTAATGTTTTTACTAATTGTTTAATTATTTATGGTATGATAAATAATATCTTAGGTGCGGTGGTATATCTGTCCACCGCCATAGTATTCGGTGGCAGCACTGCACTGCTGATGCTCTTTATCAAGGAGAACAGCGACCGTTGCCACTACTATAACGGCAAGTGGAACAAAATAGACTTGCTGTATGGAGTTGCCGCGATATGTGCAGGTATGGTTGTAAATCATTATCTGTTGAAGTTATGAAGAAGTTAGTGTATATAGTGTTTCTTGTGTTGACGGTGTGTTCCTGTAGAACGAGGACTGTTTATGTGCCCGTTGAAACAAAGGTTCTTGACAGCATAATATACCATGACACTACATTTCAAGAGAAGCTGATACCGTACAAGGACAGCGTATCTGTTGCCGATACAACGTCATTCCTTCGCAATCCGTATGCCTACAGCTATGCTTCATTTAGCAACGGGATATTGAATCATTCATTGGGCATTTATCCTCATGCTACGGTAACGGTCAAAATGCCGTATTTTATCGAAAAGATAAGAAGGATTGAAGTGCCCAAGCCTTATCCGGTAGAGAGGGAACTGTCATGGTGGGAAAAGTTTAAAATCAATTACGGTGGTGCCAGCATTTCGATAAATCTGACATGCGTTTTGTTCGTAATTGTTTGGCTCACCATAAAGATAAGAAAGAAATTAACGATGTAGAAGTTGGCTTGTAGCTGACGCTCTTTCGGGGCTTAGAGTAAAAAGAAAGCCCCCAACGTTTCACGTTAATATTGCCACATAAAAACATGATAAGCATAAGACAATGCACGTTGGAGGCTTTAATATCTTCAACGCATTATCTTATGCTTTGTTCATTTAATCTCATGTTTTATGTGGCAGGGCAAAGATAAATATAAAATTCAGAAAAACTATGTGTAAGTCAGAAATCTTTGCCGAAACAATCAATCTCGTGGCGCAGGAGACCGAAATACCCGCCAGCCGAATACTATCTTCGGATAAGGATACGGAAACCGTAGACGCCCGCTATTTGCTTGTACAGTTGCTTGTCGAAAGGGGAATGTATCCTTCGCAGATAGCTCCTAAAATCCACAAAACCAAACGCGCGATAAACTACATGATTTCCAATTTTCAAGAACGTATGGAAGGCGGGAAAATGTTGAGAATATATTGGGAAAACATTAGGAAAGCGTTGGGAAACAACTGATTTCATGGCAGTATCGGTATTTATACTTTTGTGATGCGGTTGATTTTGACCGTAATACAAAATATAAATCTCTATGGAAAGAACGTATGTCTTCAATCAAGACGGGAACAACGGAAATGGTGGCGGAAGCAAATTCGACATCATGGCTATGTTGCCCAACTTGATGGGAAGCAAGGGTGTAGACCCCGGACTTCTCGCTTTACTGAACCAGGGACGTGGCAGCCAAGACCAATGGGGCGGCTCGTGGTGGTTCATCTGGATTATCCTTTTGTGGTTCTGTTGGGGCGGCAACGGCTTCGGCAACCGCTTTGGCAATGGTGGCGGTCTGCCTGCCGAGCTTAACGGTGATGTCGGTCGTGAATACCTGATGTCAGCCATTCAGGGCAATGGCAATGCCATCAACCAGCTTGCTTCTTCTTTGAACTGCTCTACCCAACAGTTACAGAGCGCCCTGTGCAACATCCAGGGACTTATCGCCAATGTAGGCAATCAGGTGGGCATGTCAAGCCAGCAAATCATCAACGCATTCCAGTCCGGAAATCAGGCTGTTCTTACTCAGATTGCAGATTGCTGCTGCAAGACTCAGAACGCCATTACCACAATGGGCTATGAGAACCAGCTTGCAATGTGCAATCAGACCAACGCGCTTGTCAACACAGCCAATCAGAATGCCCTTTCACTGCGTGACGGTGCTACCGCCAATACCAATGCTATCCTTGCGAAGCTGGACGCCATGCAGAACCAGGCATTGCAGGATAAGATTGCGGCTCTTACAGCAGAAAAAGCTACTTTGACTGCTGAAATCTCCCAACGTAACCAGAATGCTACTATCCTGAATTCAGTAGGACAACAGATTGCTCCTTTGGCAGCAGGCTTGCAGGCATTGCAGTCCGATGTCGATGGAATAAAATGCAAGATGCCTAACACCGTTCCGGTTGTTTACCCTAATATTCAAGCCATCAACACAGATTGTTTCCGTGCTGCGGCTTTCGGTGCTTACGCCGGTGATGCAATGTATGGACGTGGCGGTTGTGGTTGTAACAACTACTGGGGTTAATTCCGGTAAGAAAGGGGGTAATTATGTGGCCTAACTTTTTTACAGGATTTCCTTTCTTGTTCCCTACTATTGGAAGGGCTAATTTCAATACCCTTCCTACGGTAGCCGTAACGGTCGGCACGGAGAACGTGACTTTGGAACTTCCTAACCATGCGTTCCGTAACAGAAGCTATGTAGGCGGTTTCTATGTCAGTCTCCGCCAGGCAATACCTGCCGGCACGACTGCTACACTCCCGATACTGATAGGGACTAATGGGGATACAAGACCGTTGCTGGCTTACAACAATGAGCCGGTGACTGTCGGCAACCTTGCCGGAACGGGTATCTACGAAATTCACTATAACAAGTACACCAACGAACTGTTCCTTGTTAACGGTGGGTATCGTCCGACAACCGCATCGGCACCGACTCCGACAGCAGAAGCAACCGCTCAAAAGAGCAAGTAGTTAACATGGGGCTTTGTGGTTGTTTCCAAAATGGAAATAGCCACACCCCTTTAAAATCAAACCAATATGTTTCAATCACTTCGTACCAATAACCAGTTGTATATACTTCATAAGGATGCTAACCCGTTTATCGAATACGGTCCGGTAGTCAGCGTTTCCGCTCCCAAGCCGAAATATCCTATGGCATCCCCTATGGGACAGTTACCCCAAATGGAAATGGTTGTGGATGTCGTTGTCTGTATCAACGGGCAGAACACGACTTTCCAAAATCTACCTGCCGGCATGGATATAGCCGACTTCGGACAGAACGGCAATATCGTAGTGTCATGCTCACGTGATGCGATGAATAACGAGGTCGCTTCTATGAAACAGAAAAGCATAGACATCATCAACAGCATGGATTTTCACAATTCCGTCATTGCAGGGTGTGACAAGATGCTTACGCTCTTGAACCCTGAATTTGCCGAGAAACAACGTCAGGAGCAGGAAATATCCTCTCTGAAAGGGCAAATGTCGGAAATGAGCAAGAACATGTCTGACCTTATGGAATTGAACAAACGGCTTATGGAACAGCTCGGAGTGGTTGAAACATCCAAAACAAAGAAATGATTATGGGAATGTGGGAAATATTAGAAGAAGGGCGTGACGATTACGGACGCGGCTTCGGAATGAGAGGTGACGAGGTGGAAGAAGCCTACAAGGAAGGCTTCCGCCACGGTTACGAAAAGGCCATGAGAGAGATTCATGGAGACATGGGCTTCCGTGATGGCGGAAGAAATTATTCAGGATCAGGTATGGGAGAACGCAGGTATCCCGGCTATTTCCCTGAATATCCCCGCATGGATGACATGGGAGAACGCAGACGCAGACGCGCCAACGGTGAGTTTTATTAATGGTGGAGGGGTGGAATGCCCCTCTTTTTAAACAAAGGTTATGGAACAGAGATTGGATACATACAGCAGATTCCCATCTGGCATGAGGGAATATCTGGAAGCATACGGCTTTCATTTCAGCAAGAAACTTTATGAATCGGCCGTCTCAAAAATGAAAGTGAAAGACGAAACCACGGGTAAAGAAAAAAAGTTGGAGCCGTGGAGCAAAGATGAAGTGGACGATATGCTGAAAGCGAACGGAATTACCATCGAGCACGACAAGGGTTATGACGTTGCTTATGTCGCAAACATGCTGAAAGCGGATTTCTATAAAAAATCATTGGTTGACGAGGCACATTTGTGCAAGCATATAAAATGCTACCTTGATGATATTGATGGCGATCCTTGCAGGGCGTTTGACGAGTTCTTTGCCACCTGTATAGGTAAAGGGATTCCTGTAATCTGGTCGGATGTGATATGATTGTTCAGGAGTTCTACATACCAAAATATGGGGACTGGCACGTCAAAGTGTATTATGCGGTACACACCTATTGGGCGGATCGGATCATTATGGACCTGTACCGTATAGGATGCAGGGGGGATTCCCTCAAGCGTGCGTATCGCAATCTGACTGAAGGCAGAATGAATACCGGTCTAACCTATTCGGACTACAGGAGAAGAGAGACGGTAATGGTTATCTCACTAACCTCCACTCCCGAAGAGTTTCAAAATTCGTGGGACCACGAAAAAGGTCATTTGTGCCGGCATATCTCCAAGGCTTTCGGGATTGATCCCTATGGTGAGGAAGCGCAGTATCTTAGCGGATATGTGGGGCAGAAGATGTTTCCGGTAGCGAAGAAATTTTTATGTGAACATTGCAGAACTGATTTAATAAAGAATTATGGATAAATTAAACGTAAGAATTGAGGCGGCACGTCTTGCCGTAGAAAGTGGTGCAAACAAAGAAACCTTTACCGAAATGGCAAGGGTCATCGAAAAGTATATCATTGGGACATCGGAATTGTTGGAATATGAAAATCCGAATGCAGCGATGGAGAAAGCAATGGATTTTTTAAAAGTGAACCATCATGAAAAAGAAGAAACTTCCGATTTGGAAGAAACGGATGAAGAACCGATACAATGACAATTCTTCCAACTGGATTTGGATATATTTTCTCGCTTTAATGTTCGATAAGACATGGAAGTGATGAAGATATTAAAAGCTACTTTAAGTAGCAAGAGCAGGGAGGAGGTTTGTCGGTCAGAAAATGTTCCCTGTTGCCAAGAAGTTCTATGTGAACATTGTAGAAAGGGACTGGAAAAATAATAATCTAACAGAAGCGTTCTTTGACTTGTTGGAATTACCGTTTAAATTGTTAAAAAATAGAGATTCATATATAGTATAGCAGTAATTTGTTTTCTTTGCAAAATAATATATGTAAAAGCATGACGTACTATATATGGTTTGACGAAAGTGATAAGGAAGGAGAGTTCTACTCAAATTTCTATGGAGGTATTCTTATAAAATCTAAGGATTTCGGCAATGTATTGCAGATGATGAAATACAAAGTTGAAGAATTGGAGCTTACCAACGAAGAAATCAAGTGGCAGAAAGTGAATCAGTATACGTATGAAAAATATTGTTCACTGGTTGATTTCATATTTGATTTGCTCGAAAACGACTTAATAAAGATTCGTATATTCTTTAGAAATAATCAATACGTCCCAGTAGGATTAACGAGTGAGCACAAACGCAATGGATTCTCGTTTTTATATTATCAGTTTATAAAACATTCTTTTGGATTGCAATATTCTAATCAGACAAAAGAAGACATAACATTGAAATTGTTTATTGACGACATTCCAATGAAAGGACCAGATAAAGCCAAATTTGAAGAATACTTGTATAGACTGAATAATGATTCAGGTTTTAAGGAAGCAAAAATTAAATTACGATATGGAGATATTCAAGAAGTTAATTCAAAAAAACATATACCACTTCAATTAATGGACTTGGTATTAGGCTCTATTTGCTTTAGATTAAACAATAAACATAAAATCAAAGACCCGATAACGAATAAAAGAGGAAATAGAACCAAATTAAAAGAACTTCTTTTTAAGCGTATAAGTAAAAGAATAAGGATATTACGCCCTAATTTCAATATAGGAGAAAGCACAGGTATTTCTTACCCATCTGATAGATGGGACTATCCATATAGCCATTGGAGTTTTAAACCTAGCAACTATAATAGGGATATGAACCAATCTAAAGGTGCAAAAAAAAGATAACCCCCATACATCTACACTAGTGAGCTACGGTCAACGTAGCCTTTCAATGTATCAAGGGCTATCTTCATGGCGCAAAGATAAAATTAAATATTCAAAAACGCAAAATAAAGTAACTATTTAACATTAAGCGGTAATTCCCAACGGGTTTTACCGCTTTTTTTATGTTAACAGAATATGGAAGAAGATAAGTTGAACATATTGCTTGAGCAGGCTGATGATGTGCCTCACTGGTATTTCTGCCGTTTACTTGCTGTGATGCGATGGAACGTATAGAGAGGTTCATTTATAGACTGATACCCTTTGTCGTGCTGGCAAGGGTGATATCGTTGTGCTCAAATTTTCATTAGCATTATGTCAGCTTTCATTTCAATATATTCTTTGTATTTGCTTGGGTTGTTTATATAATCTGCAACTCTGTTTATTGCTATTTCTGCCTGTTTAAACCTAGTTTTTGTATAATATCTTACTACTCCTCTTCCATTGTCAGAATGTGCCAGACAATAATCTATTATGCTGTCAGGTATTCCAAGATCGAATGCGTATTGCGCAAATGATTTTCTTGCAGAATAAAATACCACTTTTTCTTTAATCCCTAAATTATCTGCTAATGTAGATAAAGATCTGCATACATACCTTGAAAAATTGTGATAAGAGAATTTATAACCAAAATCGAGTTTGTTTGTTCTTCTGTTTATCCATTGATTTATAATATCTTTAGCCGGTTCTATTATAGGAAGAACGCAGGTTTGCTCTGTTTCTGTTTTAAATCTTGTTTTCATTCTTATAAAGCTTACCTTGTCCCCGTCAAACTTGGCACTCATTATATCAATTAAATTCATTCCTCCTAGATAAAATGACAACATAAAAAGATCTCTTGCTACAATGTATTTTTTTTCTTTGGGATTGCTATACCTTATTGTGTTAACGCTTTTCAAAGAAATATCCAGTTCTCTTGGTGACGATTTGGGAATTTTCTTCTTGATAAAGGGATGTATGTCATATCTTACTTCTCCTGAGTTGATACTTCTGTTTATAACGGCTTTTGATTGTGATAGCATCATTCCTATTGATGTATTTCCTATTTTCTTCGTTTCTTTGAGAAATCTTGAAAATCCTTCTATTAGATTAGGGGTTATATCTGACATTAATATTTCCCCTTTGGTAAATTCTGTAAAGTATCTACAGTTTCTTTCTATTAATATGGCATAACTGTTTCTTCCTTCCTCTTTCAGATTTTTTATAAGAACATTACAGGCCTGTTGGTATGTTACATAGCCATTTTCTTTGAAGCCAGTTCCAGATTCAAGCATATTCTTTATTTGTCTGCAAGAATATAGGGACTGGTTTTTTATATTATCCAATCTTTCTTGCAGTTCATTCATCATGCTTCTTAATTTGGTATTTATGATGGATGCATCTGGTCTTTTTACTACTTGTCCGTTTTTGAACTGGGAAATGTTGTCAATGATAAAGTGTGTTACAATATAGCAAGTTTCCTGTTTATGGCAGACTGCTACCCTTATTTTATGTCTGCCATCCTTTAAAGCTTTTGCCTTGAAAATTGTTAATTTGATAGTTGCCATAATAGATTAAAATTTGAAGGATAAGTTTTGGATAAGTTATTTTGTCCAGTGGTGGACAAAAATCCTTTTTTTTTAATCTATAAATCGAATAGTTATTTAGTAAAATCATTAATATAATATCCTAAGTATAAGATAATTAGTATGGTTTTACCTTTGAGCCGAAACCGGGACTCGAACCCGGGACCTATTCATTACGAATGTTTATCCA